GAACGCCGGGTCGGAGAAGGGGACATCGGTCACCCCGGACGCAAGTCCGGTCACCCCGCGAACCCCCCAACAGGAGCGCGCACAAGCTCCACCGACCCCCGTTCCTTCCCCGCGTCGCGTGCAGCTGCCCCTCGGGGGCGCTGCGGACTTCTTCTCGCGAGAGCAGCTGACGATCCTCTACCGCTGTACCCACGGCGAGCTGGGTCGACTGATCTGCCGCAAGATGGCACCCTTGCCGATCCGCGTGGACGGCGTTATTTTCTGGTACGCAGACGAGACACTGCTGGCACAGCCCCAGGTGATGAGGACGCTGGAGCGCTGGCGACGACATTGACCGCACCCACTGAGGCATCCTCATGACCATCACCGTTTCCACCCTCCCGGGTTTCGCCTACTGCTACAACGATCAGAACAATGCGGCCAACGGTCGCAGCGCTCTCGTTCTGGCATCCGTCTGTGCGCTCGATCTGAAGGCACTCTCGCCGGCCGCGCTCGCTCCGCAGAACCCGCAGGAACCTTATCCCTCGATACTGCAGTCGTCCGCGGTCGGCGGCAACCAGGGGCTGTTCCCGCTCGCCGGTGGACCGACGGGACCGGCCGCGCAGGCTGTCGGCGGATTCAATCTCGGTCAGCAGGTGGCGTAATGACGATCTTCTCCTCGCCCCTTCCCGGGTTCGCGTTCTGCACGAATGATTTAAACAACTCCGTCAACGGTCGCTCGATCCTTGCGCTGGCATCCATCGGTGCCGGCGGGGTCGCGCCGTTCGGAGTCCCCCCTGGAACGATCCCGGGTGTATCCGGCATCGCGACCAACGTGCGCGCTGACGGGCTCGCCTTTGGTGATGGCGGACCCAACGCCCCCGCTCCGGTGCCGCCGGCCTCGGTCGAAGTTGTGTCTCAGCACGCGAACTGGCTCGAATGCGTCGGAGGCGGCGCAGCGGGCAGCGGCGCGACTCCTGACACTGGCGCTCCGGTTCTGACCGGCGTGTCGGTACCCATCGTGTCGATCCCCAATTACGGCAACGCGAACATCGCGTCGACCATCGCGTAAGGAATTCACATGGCACTCAGCAACATCTACAACCAGATCAATCTCAGCTCTCCGAGCAATCCGATGGTGATCCCGGGATTCGTTCCGTGCGACAACAACACGGCGCAGGCCGGCGGCTCGGGCGCGGTCAACCAGCTCGTGTCGCAGAGCAACGGTGCCGGCGGAAACCTTCCGGGCCCCGATGTCATCGTCACCCCGGGTGCGCCCGTGCAGACTGACCTGCGACTCGGCGGCCCGAACCCGAACATCCTGCCGACCACAGCGCAGGCTGGGCTCAGCAACGGTACAGTCGATGGCGACAACGCGGCCTCGACATGCCAGGGCGGCGGACAGGGCGCGCAGAGCACCGGGCTCTTCACAAGCCAGGGCGCCATGTCGCGCGGCCAGATCACTGGCGGCGGACTCGAAACTGCGCTCGCGGCGAACTAGGAATCACCATGACATTCGCAGCCTACCCAATCAATCCGCTCCCGGGACAAGACTTCTGTGCGAACGATCCGCAGAACCCGCCGGTTCTCGTGCTGCTCTCGCGCGGATTCAACACGGGCGTCGACAGCCCGCTCGATTCGAATCCGCCTCCGATTGCGCCGCTGCAGGATACGCGCAGCGTGTCCGTGCCGCCGCAGTTTGCCAGCGTGGCCCCGGCCCCGAATGCGCAGGCGATCTCAACCAACCTGCCGCTCGGCACCGCGAACCAGATCACTCAGCTCGGAGCTGTGGGCACAGGCCTGCAGCGCATGAACACGCCCGCTCTAACCAGCGCGGTGCTGTAGTCAATTCGTTTAAACAACTTCGTGAGGTGAGACCATGAAGACTTTAGTACCGTGGATTGTGGCCGGCTCACTCGCCGGGGTGTCAGCCGGCAGCCTCGTACATCGCCAGCACGGCACGGACCCTCTTGCGATGTCGCAGCAGATCGCGCACACCGATGACTCGCCCGCGATGTGCATACAGCACCACGGGGTCGTCTCGTGGACGGAGATCGATGGGCAGGCAATCTTCCTGGGATGCCTGCACGGATCGACACCGTGAGCCTCGCGTCGTGGGTAGCAAAGATCGGCGTCAATCCGACCTTCATCGCCGCGAACGCGCATTGTTGGTTCGCTTTTGCGGTCATTGTTACGGCCCATCGCCCGGTGCTCGCGCTGCCTGCCCTCGCTGCGGCTGCCGTCAAGGAATTCTACTTCGACGCGCACTACGAGGTGCCAAAGCAGACCTTCACCGACAACGCGACTGATTTCGCTGGATACGCTCTCGGGATCGCACTCGCTGTTTTCAAACTGAGGTTCCTGCCATGAACATTTTCGTCATCGTTGCTTGGTTGCATCTGCTGAGCGCTCCTGGCGCAAAAGATACCACGATGGAAGTGCAGTCGATGGAACTCGGCGGCGTGGTCAAGGAAGCGCGCGTGTGCGGCGAGATGAACAACCGACTGCCTGAGATCCTGAAAGATCTGCCGGATGCGGCCAAACAACTCGCGGATGGATACATCCCTGCGGTTATATGCGGTGTGGCGGCTCCCCCGGCCTCAGTGACACCGAAGACATCGGAACCCAAGACCGAGGACCCGGCACCGCCGGTTCGCTCCGAGCCTGGGCATCCTGATCAGCCCAAGAAGCCGAGCGCGGTGATTTAAACGTGGCGGTCCAGTATTCAACAACGCATCGTAACAACAACATGGCGGACTTGACGTCCGACCTCGGTACGACGCCGTTCCTGTTGATCTATACTGGATCCGCCCCTGCCAACTGCGGCACGGCAGCGTCGGGCACATTGCTCGGTACGCTGCCGTGCTCGAATCCATTCGCTGCCGCCCCAAGCGGAGGCGTGCTGACGGCGAACGCGATCACGAGCGCAACCGCAGCCGCCGGCACCGCTGGATACTGGCGACTCTGCACGAGCAGCGCCGGCACGACAGTCGTTGCCCAGGGCAACGTCGGCACCTCGGGTGCGGATCTCAACTTCGCTGGCGGCGATGTGTTCACCTCGGGTGGAACCATTGCTGTCACCAGTTTCACTATCACAGCGACAGGAGCTTAAATGAATGTCTACGGGCTCACCTTCAAGCCGACTGCCCCTGCGGCGCCCTTCGCGGGCGAGCTGGAGACAGACGTGTCTTTAGGTACCGTAGACTGGATTCTGCAGCTGTCGGCTGACACAAACGAATACACCGCGTTTCCGCAAGGTAATGCGCCAGTCAGCCCGTTCACTACGTCCACAGTTCCGAACTTCACGGGGTTGACATCGGCGCTCTCGCAGCCGTTCATTGGTCCCGGCGGATACGTTACGCCGACCACCGGTGTTACCGCGATCCTAAACGGTGCCGGCACCAACGGTTCCACACTGCCGGCCGGGTTCTCGTGGAACAGCGCGACGCTGAGCTACAACGGCACCGCGACGGTCTCTCTGGTTACCGGTTTGAGCGTGACCTACACGCTTACCGCGACAGGCGCGCAGCTGACAACCAACACGTTCTCGATCTCTGCGGTCGGCGGTGCAAGCGATACGTTCGCGCCCACGATACCGACCACCGTGAAGGTCACGCTCAACAGTTCGTTCCAGCCGGTCATCACCTGCGATGCGCAGAGCGATCCGTCGCCTCCGCCTGCGAACTCTGGCGACTTCACCGGCATGAAGTGCTATCAGATCGCGAGCAACGTAGGATCCAACGGGCAGGTCACCATACCCGCGGGCACCGGTCAGTACCGCGACCAGCTCTCGGGCGTCGCGTTGGGATCTCCCGCGGTCGGTGGCACCTTCTCGCAGACCGGCGCGGTGGTGACCCTTACAGGCGGCGGCACGGACATCGGGTACGGCACTTCAGATCAAGGCTACTGCGCGCAGAACACGCAGGCATTGACTGGATCGTTCGTTCGCCGATTCAAACTCACGACGCTGACGAACTCCGCCAATCAGACGTACGCGAAAGGCGGCGCGTTTGTTTCACCGTCCATGAGCCCGACTGACGCGCGCGTGTTCGGCGTCTGCACGGTGGCCGCTGGCGGACAGATTCTGGCGCGCCCCACGAGTGGCGGCACCGGCACGGTCGTTGCATCTCAGTCCTCCGCCCCCTTCACGGCGCAGTACGGACGATTGATCGGCACCTACGCGGGGTCGTGGACCTTCGAGTTTGACGTTTCGCCCGACGGGCAGAGCTGGACAACGGTCGGTTCGATTGCCGGCGTGTCGATGCCCGCGACGGTGTACACCGGCCTGTGCCTGAGCGCGCACGACGCGGTCAGCACCACGACCGCAGTGTTTGCCGAGAGTTGCTTGAGCCAGGACGCCGGTATCAGTTTCACAGACACCGCGGTCACGCAGACCACGAACCCGCAGAGTTATACCGGGACGTGGCGCAGTCAGGACAACGCCGGCAACCTATCGGGTTTCGTCAATATCGCGATAACGATCCCTGGCACGAACCCGGTGTTCGGCGTGAAGGTGGTATCCGGCGGCACGATGCAGTATTACGACGGCACGCAGTTCATTCCGCAGGGCGGCGCGGTCAGCTTCGGCCAGGGCGACTTCACCACCTATTGCTCGGACCTCGCGCAGTTTAAGGCGTCCGACTGGACCGCTATCTGCAACAAATGGTTCTTCAACTGCATGCGCGTTACGCTTGAACCGGGCGCACTCGTTGCAAACACGAACAACTGCTGGACGAATCTTCAGACCACGATCAACGCATTGCTGGCTGCGAAGATTGTCCCCATGCTGGACACTCACTGGGAAGCACCGAACGCATACAACAGCGGTATCGGTGACGGTCAGCCCGGGTACCTGTCGCCTGATCAGATGATGGCCTATTGTCTCTTGATCGGCAATTTCTGCGTCTCGCGCCCCGGCATCGTGTTTGAAGGCTTCAACGAACCGATGGATAACGGCTCCTCTGGCGGCGCGATTCGCAGTTCGACGGTTCTGAATTTGCTTCGGAACGGCAACGGCGGCACGTTCATGGGGTCGATCACCGGCTCCGTACTTACCGTGTCGCAGATGCTTCATAGTTCGAGCGCGGTCGTCAATGGCAACTCGGTGGTCTATTCCGGCGCGCCCGCGGGACTGCATATCACCAGCTTCGGCACCGGCACTGGCGGCACCGGCACCTACAATCTCAGCTCGTCTCCCGGCAATCAAGGTTCGCAGCTGATGGCGGATGTCGGCACCGCGGCTTGGTACGACCAAGTCGGCGGCCAGGGTTCGCCTGTCGAGAAAGTGACCTCGGTCAACATCATGGGACACCAGCAGTTGCTGGACTTTTTCCGCTCGACCGGCGCACCGAACGTATTCATTTTCTCGTGCCCAGGCTGGTGCAATAACGTCACGCAATCGGTGTCGGTGACCTACGGGGGCACAACGTATGTCGGCGTGAATCCGCAGGATGATATTGCACCCGCGGGCTACGTCGGAACATGGATCCCGCAGCTCGCCGGGTCGATGCACTATGCGCCGACTTACGGCGGCATGAACCCGTACCTCGCTATCCAATCACTCGGTATCGTGCCGTGGATGACTGAGTACAACAAGTCGACGAGCCTGACGTTCAACGGATTGACCGCCATCGCCGGAATGAACTCGATTGGGATGGGGCGCAACGTATGGTCGGTCAGCAGTTCAGGCTGGGCCAGCTGGTCGAGCAATGCGCTGACTCCCGCCACGCTGCTGTCGGTGTCTCCGTTCACGCCGAACAACAACGACGTCTTTACAGCGCTGCCGCCGTAAGAGGCGTTAGATGACGGCCGTTACCGTCGATCAGCACAGCAGTGCTAGTGAGAGTGGTTCGAAGACCTATTCGACGAACCTTACGATCACGGCCGGCGCCACGCTGCTGCTGGTGTTTGAGTACAACGGCGGCAACGGATGCGGCACGCCTACCGGGGTGACGTACAACGGCGTGGCGATGACGATGGTCCCAGGATCATCTGTCGTAGAAACAAACAACTGCGAAACATCGATCTGGTACATGATCTCGCCGCCGACGGGTGCTTCGCACACGGCAACGGTGACCATCAGCGACTTCCCCGGCTACGCGGCGGTATTTGCGGTGTCCTTCAACAACACCAGCACGTCGACGCCGTATGCGGGTGTGACGACCAACGACGGCACCAACCAGGGACCGGCTACGCTGGGTTTGAGTGGGGCAGTGTCCGGGGTGGATCTGTACGCCGCAGTAGGCGCGATTGGAGCCACTGCAGGCACCGATGCGCAGACCACTATCGAATCGCAGCAGAACATCAACTCCTACGGCAGCGCGTTCTGCTCGGACTGCTTGGGAAGCGGATCCGGCTCGTTCAGTCTGACCTTCGGCGGTACGCTCGGGTCCCACTGGGCGTACTCGGGGCTAGTAGTCAAGGGCGTATCCGTGACATACACGGGCACCGCCGCGATCACGGAAGGAGCAGACGCCGTCGCTGGCGTCGGTAACTTCGTAGCGATGCCCGGTGGCTACGTGGCCGCCGCGGTGCAGACGGCGATCTATGCGGGCTCGGGATTCGCGCTTCAGCAGATTGCAACACCGATCTCCGCGATTGGTGACACGTGGTTTACGACGCTGACGAGCCCGGGCGGCTACATTCCGCAGCCCCAGTTCGACAGCACGGTGGTTGTATTCTCTGGCGGAGACAACTCGCGCCAGTCGTTTCAGGCAGAGCTGTATCGCGCGGGCACGCAGGTGTTTGACGGACCCGGTACGGTGTGGGTCAACGAGATTCCGCCGATCTGGAGCGCAGTCGTTATCCCCGGCCTGAATGTGGGTCAGCCGATGGTTCCGTTCAATCTCAACTCGGTTTGCGTGTCTACGGAAGGCGATACACTCACATTTGCAGTCGCTTCGGGCGCGTTGCCCCCGGGTCTGTCTCTGAGCGTCGCGGGGTTGATCACGGGTACTCCGACCGCGGTGCCTCCTAATCCTGGCGGGGGACCGGTGGTGTTCTTCGTCACGTTCAGCGCGACGGATTCGACCGGATCAATAGTAGGTCAGACGCTGAGCGGGCTAACCGGATTATCGGTTAGCACGTTACTCCCCTGCCTGCCGCCGGCCACAAAGCAGGTAGGATTCGGCGGCAACATATGGGGCGCGAGCGGCGGATCCGCGGTGCCGGTCAACGCATCGACTCCGTGGCTGAAGTCACTCTCGTATGGCACCGCCCAGGCGAATGCGCTGGACACGCAGACAGGTTTATCAGTTTTGGCCGAAGCATCGACGGCTTTTCGTCCGCTCACTGCGAGCGTGTGCTCGGTACCTTCTACCCCACAAGTGGGATAATCCGACTCTTGGTTGAGCCGGCGTTTTGTTGATGCGCGCGAGCGCGAGGTTTAAACATGGCTTTTCGAGGCGTCTTCTCAGACGATTTCTATAACGCGATTGCGGTCCTACCCGCTTCGCAGTACAACGCCAACGCTAGCGGCGTCAACTTCACTGCTTCCGCATCGGTCCTGGCCGGCGCGCAGGTGAATACGCTGGCGATCAGCGGCGACGCTGGTGCGGACACTGTCACGACCGATACGGCCGTGAACATCATCTCGCGCCTGCAGAGCGCCGTTGCTACGGCATACGCGGCTTCGCTCGCTGGCTTCGGTGCCGGCGTGCAGCCACCCCCGGGTGTCCCGAACCTGTTCAACCTGACGTTCCTGCTGGTCGTTGTGAATAACAACTCCGCCTCGGGCGCGATCACGTTGGCCGGCGGCGCGGGCGTCACCATCAACGGCACGGCAACGGTCGCCATCACGACCAGCCGCGTCTATCAGGTTTCCGTCACGTCGCCGACCACGGTGGTGCTGCAGAACCTGTTCTCAGGCACGGTCTAAGGCCGGCTTTCAACAGAGGAATGATCACATGAGCGAATCATACGGCAAAGGCAGCATGACCCACAGTTTCAAGGAATCGTACGGCGAGAAGCGCAAGGGCGTCGTCGAAAAGACGGTCCTTGATCGCGGCGAAGACAAGGACGGCGGCGGCGAAGGGAATTTGGCCCCGGTCGCGTCGAAGCTGTACAAGGGCGCGCTCGCCAATCGTGGCGGCGGCGACCCGGCCCTGACCGAGCGGTAAGCAACTGCAGCGTTATACGCAGTCTTCGGATTGCGTATAACGCGCTCCTCGCATGCCACTAGAAAACTCAACCAGCAGCAAGGCTCGCGAGCGCAACACGCGTCGCGAGATCGAGGCTGGAAAACCGGTGAAGCAAGCCGTTGCCATCGGGTACGCCGTGCAGCGACGCGCGGAATCAGGACACAGACACCCCCAGCGTTTGGATCGAGACAAGGTCTCGAAATGGACGAAGGGCGAGAGATCATCGTATGGTTAAGAAAGCGTTGACGGGCCCATCGGGCCCCGGCAAAGCGTTACCGGGAAAAAGCGAGCCCGCGCCTTACGCGGCACGCAATCAGCGCGGTCGGTCGTTTCAGGTGAACCCACCCAAGGACGATACGCGGAATTCAGGCCTCGACAAGGACTACGCAAAGGTCCAGTCGTGGGTGCAGGGAAAACGAGGAAGTTACCGATGAGCGTTGATACAACCTTCAAGCCGATAGGCGCGACCTATCTGCTCAGCACTACGGCGATCCAGCCGACGCCAGATGCCTCTGGCACTGCGACGTTCCGGCTGCGTTGCTTGGTCGCGGGATACGTCACGTGGGGCCGCACGAACGCGGTCACCGCGGCTGGCGCCCCAGGCGCGACTCCGTCAGCGAACACCATCGGCGTTTCCATCGTCGGTCAGGTGACGTACATCGAAGTGCCCGCGGCTTCGTTCTTCATTTCGAGCGTTGCATCGTCCTTCGAGATCACGCCGGGTCAGGGCGGAACCGGTGGCTAAGCGGGTGCACATCATGGTGGATGGCGGCAGTGACACTGTACCGACACCTCCGAAGCAGCCATCCGAGCACGATATCGCGAAGGATCACGCGCGCTACGAGAAGCGCCGTTCGACCGAGCGTTGGATAGCGGGTTCGCTGAAAACGTCCGAGCACGAGAAGATTCATCGGCGCGCGGACCACATCCTCGCGGGTAAGCGTCCGAGGGACTTCAAGGGCGCGACCGGCGAGAACAAAGGTAAGAATCCGTGGTAATCATCCTCCAGGCTCGCACCGGGCAAGCTATCATCACGTGTCGCGTCAATCGGCAGTGGCAGTAGTCCGTGTCCCCGACCATAGGTAACCGATCCATCCAAGGGTCGCCGACCCTGCCGTATCCGCAGTTCAAGTCATACGCGGGCGCGGACGTTTTCCTTGACATGGCTTTCGTCGATCACACGCAGACGCCCGTGACGCCGACCACGCTGTTCTATCAGGTGGACGATATCACGGACGTCACGAACATGATTCCGCCTGTGACGGTCACGACGGGTCTGGCACCGTCAATGACGCTGCAGCTCCCTGGCGCGCAGATGCAGATGACGTACCCGTACGTTGGCTCGCAGCTGTGCCAGTTGGCTGGCTGGTTCCAGGCAATTGACTCGGTGACGGGTAACTCGTTCACCGCGCCGTTCATTTACATCATAGAGCTGTGCGCTATTCCGTCGCCAGTGGGTATTTCGTTTCCTTAACAGTCAGAGGTGAGATGATGACTGAGTTTAAACAACGCTTGATGGGCGATCTGATCGTCGTCGAGCCCGACAGAGTGGATGCGAAGAGCAAGATCCTGCTACCCGACTGGCAGCGCGTCCTGCGCGGCACCGTCATCGGCGTCGGCCCGGGCCGTATGCTGACGACGGGCAAGCAGGCTCCGATGATGACCAAGGTGGGGGATCGAGTGATCTTCGGCGCGGCCACCGGCATGGAGTCGATGTACCGCGGGACCATGATTCGAGTTATGAGAGATGACGACGTCGACGCAGTGGAGGTGAGTCATGGAGCTGCCTGAAGAACTGCTCGAAGTCCAGAAGCGCGTGCGCGTACTGCGTGATCGCGTGCTGGTTCGTCCGCTCACCTACGAGCACCCCGTGCTCGCGACGGTAGGCGTCGACATCCAGAAGGGCATCGTCATAGCGACGGGCTATGGTCGTCGTCAGCGCCGCAAGACGCCGTTTCATCAGAAGATGGACGGGTTCGGCACCGGCACCGACAAAACGCTGTGGTTTGAGGACGGCGAGGAGACGGGCAAGATCTCACCGATGCAGGCGCAGCCCGGTGATGTCGTTGAATTCAGTTTTCGCAACTACGTGATCGTCGACTTCGACAAGATTTTCGATTACGGCGCGAACGCGTCGACCGGACCCTGGCGCAAGCCGGCGTTTCCAGGCATCGGCGACCTAGTTTTCGTGTGGCAGAAGGCGATCATCAGCATAGATCCCGATGAATCGCTGTCCGACGCGATGTTGTGGCAGCAGAGTGCAGGCTACGACCGCAAGGGCAACTTCATGAGCGGTGCGGAGAGCTGGAATCATGGCTGATTGGCCGAAGTTGAGCAACAAAGAGATGGCGGCTATCGCCCCGCTGAACAAAGACGGACGCCCAGATCTCTATAACCACGTGCCGACGCGACTCGTGACGAAAGACGAAGCGCTCGCGCGCGGTTGGAAGCACTTTTATCTCGGCGAGGTGTGCGGATATGGGCATAAATCGACGTGGTTCGCGAATAACGACCGTATGTGCGTCGATTGCCATCGAATTCGCAAGGGCCGACTGCCGATGGGCGGACGCGGTGAAGCCGAATACACAAGCCACGGCAAGCGCGGCTCTTACGCGCAGCGAGATCCCGCGGCAAAGGTGCTCGGCGAGTCCACCATCGCTCCGCTTGAGCCGGATCCGCTCGAAAAACGGTTTTTGAAGGCGTACGCCGACAAGCGTGACTTCGCTGAGGCTGCTGCGGAGGTGGGGAAGACGATGGCGGACTTCCAGGCGCGGCTCAGCTACTCGAAACCGTTCCGCGAATCGGTCACGTTCCTCGAAGAACAGTATGGGCTATCGCACACGGCTTCGTTGACGGAGGATTTTGAGTGGACCGACGATAAACGCGTCCTGTTCTTCCGCGCGTGGATCAACACTGGCGATCTCGCCGCCGCGATATCGGCCATCGGATGCTCGAACTGGGCGTACGAGACCGAATTGCGTGACAACCCCGAATTCGCAACTGCAGTCGAAGAGATGCAGCCTTGGGCACTGAAGGTGATGGATCGCGAAGCGATCAGTCGTGCTTACAAGGGAGACAGTCGTCTCTTGCAGCGCGTGATGGAGGCTCATATGCCTGATACGTATGGCCCGCGCGTGAACGTGAACATGAATGTGACGGAGAAGTTGAGTGACGACCAAATCAACACCAGAATCCTCCAGCTCGTCGAGCAAGGATACGGCCGAATCATTAATCGAACTATCGATGCCGAGTTTACTGAACTTAAGCCGCAACGAGCGCTTGAAGCTTCTCGAACTGATGGAAGCGAAGCACCGCCGAGCAAGCCGCAATCGAATCTGGACCTACTTTAGTGATACAGGACCGTTTGCGCGGCACCTCTACCCTAAGTCGATGGAATTCTTCCGACTCGGAAAGGACGACGGTACGGGTCGTCCGAGGTATCAGGAACGCGCTATGTTCGGCGGCAATCGCACAGGAAAAACAGTCACCGGAACTTTCGAGGATACGCTTCACCTCACGGGTCTGTACCCGGATTGGTGGGAAGGCTATCGTTTCAAGCGCCCCGTAGAGTGGTGGGCTGCTACCGACACCGGTAAGAACACCCGGGACATTCTGCAGTCGGTGTATTGCGGCAAGCCGGGTGACGCCGCCGCTCACGGCACGGGAATGATTCCTGGCGATCTGATCCTGCGTACGACAGTGAAGCACGGTCTCGCGGACGCGTACGAAACAGTATTTGTGAAGCACGTGCCGACTGGCGGCGTGTCGACGTTGCAGCTTAAAAGTTACGATCAGGGCCGCATAGCATTCCAAGGCACGGCTAACGACGGCATTCACTTAGACGAGGAGCCGGACCTTGAGATCTATGCGGAATGTATCCTGAGACTCATGACCCGCAACGGCATGTTGTTACTAACAGAGACTCCACTGATGGGCGTCACCAAGCTGATGTTGGCATTCATGCCTCACCTCAGCCCGGTGCCTATCGACGAGCAGACCAATGGCTAAGGCATGCGTGATGGTTGGTTGGGACGATGTCCCCCACCTGTCTGCGGAATCGAAAGAGGCCGCACTCTCGGGTATCCCGCCCTGGCAGCGAGACGCGCGTATGTACGGCACGCCATCGCCGGGAGCGGGCGCGATCTACCCGATACCGGAGACGGAGATCCTGTGCGCGCCATTCACGCTGCCGGATCACTGGCCTCGGTCGTATTCGATTGACCCGGGCTGGAATCGCACTGCGGTCATCTGGCTGGCGTGGAACCCGGACGATGGCAGCGTGTTCGCCTACGACGAATACTACGTCGGTGTCCGCGAGCCCTCGTCGCATGCAGCGGCGATCAACGCCAAGGGTAAGTGGATGGCTGGCGTGATTGATCCGGCGGCCAAAGGCGCGCGAGGACACGACGGCAAGAAGCTGACTGAGGTTTACGCTGACCTGGGACTGACGGTAGAACTGGCGGACAACGCGGTTGTAGCGGGTCTCACGAAGGTGTGGCACATGCTGGCGATAGGCCAGCTGAAGATATTCAACACGATGACAAACACGCGCAACGAGATGCGCCTGTATCGCCGCAACGACAAGGGCGAGATCATCAAAGAGAACGACCACCTAATGGACGCGCTGCGTTACAACGTAATGAGCGGGCGCGCGGTGGCAAGAGTTAAGCCCGCGGATGGCCCCGACGGCATGCCGTGGTTTCATTGGAATCCGCCGGATTGGTCCGGCTAACACAGGTGAGGCAAACATGGCTATTTTTCTGACACTACAGCACGTGGACGGCTTGCGACTTCGCCAGCAAGTCGCGGCGACGGTCGAGCGCGTAAAAGGTACCGAAACATCGGACGGAATGGTGGTCGGAGCCAAGGAATGGCACTTCGAGAAGAAACCCGGTACGCGCGAGGATGTTGAGGTGGAGCAGGACCGCGACAAGCGCAACCCCGACAAACTGCTGGGCACGTACTCGCCGAGCATCAGTTTCGGGCTGAAGAATCTGGTGGTCGAGCGCAAAGGCGCGGTCACCAACATCGATTTCCGCAACAGCAGCGTGCGCAACATCATGCGCATCAAGACGCAGGTGCTGGCGCCGGTTGGCAAGAAGGATAAGGAAGGCAAGGACATCAAAGCGTGGACGGATCAGAACACAATCTACTTGCCGCCCAATCAATGGGGCGGTTTCGCAGTCGGCGAAGGCCTGCGGATTATTCTCGACGAGATGCCGACGTAAGTGGCGTACGGGCCTAGCAACTACGATCTGGCAGGCACGGTTCCTGGGTTCGAGACCCAGGACCGATCCAACCTGCCTGGATTCGAGGAAGAGGTAAACGACAACGAGCTGCTGCTCGGGCGCGGGCGCATGTTCTACGACGAGGGCGTGGGAGCCTTCGAAGAGAACCGGCGCATGCACTCGGAAGATCTCAACTTCGTCTACAACTCCGAGGCTATGGGCCAGTGGGATCCGGTTGTTCTGATGAATCGGCGCGGAAAGCCGTGCTACACGTTCAATCGCTGCATCGGCCCGGTCAACACCATCGTGGCGGATATGAGGCAGACGCGCCCCTCCGCCAAGGTGCGGCCGGCGTCGGACGGAGCGAAGGAAGATATCGCTGACATCTACGCGGGCCTGGGCCGCTCGATTGAGCAGGCCTCGCGCGCGGATGTCATCTATAAGGGCCAGTACAAGTATTCAGTGGCTGGCGGATATGGCGCATGGCGCGTCATGCCGGTGTGGGAAGCTGACGATGGCGAGGGTGCCTTCGATCAGGTGCTACGTGTCGTCGACATTCCGAACCCGCAGACAGTGGTGTGGGATCCTGAGTGTAACGACCCCACGGCAGGCGATGCCAACCGCTGCATGATCGCGGAGCGTATCAGCGAGAGCATGTACAAAGCGCTCTACGGCGACGCGGATGATAGCGGGGTTAGTTTAAATTTCTCACGCGACAGCTATGGCTGGTTCACGGACCACGAAGTGCGCATCGGCGAATACTTCGAGCGCGTGCCGAAACAGAAGCAGATTGCGCTGATGGAGAATGGCGACGTCGTAGATTTCGATGCGCAGCTGAAAGCGCGCGAGAAACTGTTCGACGAGCACGGATTGACAGCAGCGGGCGATCACGTAAATCGAATCGCCACGGATCGCGACGGCAACAAAAAGATTCGCACCACCATTTCCTGGCAGGTGCTGTGGGTCAAGATGGACGGTTCGCGCGTCCTTGAAGGCCCGTACCTCTATAACTGGAAGCGTATCCCCGTTGTTCGTTGCCCTGGTCGCTACGTCAACATCGAGGGCCGCAAGAAACTTCAGGGCCTTATCCGTCACGCGAAGGATGCGCAGCGCAGCTACAATTCGCGCTGCTCGGACATGATCGAGCGCAGCGCTCTCATCCCGAAGGCTCCGTACCTCGTCACCGAGACGATGATCAAGGGTTACGAGAACGAGTGGAATCAGGCGAACGTCGCCAGCCGCCCGTACCTGCCATACAACATCGACAAGAACGCGCCGGAAGGCGGCATGCCGTTCCGCACTCCGCCTATCGATCTGCCGCAGGGTGCTCTCGCGCTCGCGCAGCTGGCGCAGTCGGACATCCAGGCGACCACCGGCATCTACGATAACAACCTCGGCAACGCGGAGGAAATGAATCGCGTGTCGGGTAAGGCGCTCGTGCAGCACACGAAGCGCTCCGACCTGGGCAGCTATGAATTCGTCGACGGCTACAACGCAGCTCTGCAGCTGACGTGGGAACTGTTCATCGACATGATCCCGACCGTGTATGACACGGAGCGGGTGATACGCATTCTCGGCGCTGACTTCTCCGAGCAGGTTGCGCGTATCAATCAGGAGAACCCCGAGGACGCGGGGAACCTGATCAACGATCTCAAGAAAGGCCGGTACGATGTGACCGTCACCATCGGCCCGAACTTCCAGACTCAGCGCCAAGAGACGCTGCAGATTCTGCTCGAAGCTGCGGAGTCCATTCCGCTCGTCGCTCAGTATTGCCCCGATCTTCTCGCGAAGAACCTCGATTCGCCCGACGCGCACGAGATGGCGCGACGGCTGCGTATCCCGCTCATTCAGCAGGGCATCGTTAAGCCCTCCGAGGGCGAGAATGTGCCCCCTCCGAAGCCCGATCCGATGAAGCAACTGGAGCAGGCGCTGGCGCAGGCGAAGTTGCAGAAACTCGGCGCGGACACAACCATCGCGCAGAGCAAGGCCGGCATGAGCCACATGGAAGGACTGCGAGTAATGTACGAGACCGCCGGCCGACATCTAGCCAACGAGCTAGCGGCGAAAAAGTTAAGAGAACCCGGTGCAGCTGAAGAAGCGGAATCCACCGCGCAGGGAACGTCTACACCGACGCCCCAGCCCCAGTCTGCTTGATCTGGTGACATCGCCTCGCGGCAGCGATATGCCGTGCATTTAGGAGATCACGATGGCCTTCACACGCGAAGAACTGGCGGAGTATGAAAAACGTCCGCAGGTTCAGGTAGACGACAAGATCAACCCGTTTACGGGTAAAACGCCCCCTGCTGCGACAAAGCAGGATCCGCCGGCCGACGAATCGGTCACTGTTGAAGACGATGCCGACCTCGGAACACCCCCATCGGGCGACGAGGTTGTAACGGACCCTGACGAACAGGGAGATGGGACTTCGGACGAAAATGGCGCAAATGGGGATCCGTCCACCCCAGACCCCGCCGCTCCCAGCGGCGAAACAGAGACCACCGAGACGACAGAGGACGACGGCAGTACCGTCACTCCGCCGCCGAAGAAAGGCTCTGCTGCGGAACGCATTCAGGAAGTGATCGACGAACGCGAAGGCTACAAGGCCTACGGCACATACGCACAAGAAGTAATCGCTGCAAAAGATGCGGAGATAGCTGAGCTTCGAAAGAAGGTCACTACTCCGACCCCCGCAGCGACTGCAACCCAAGCGGAGCCGGCAGACCCCATGCCCTCGATGGAAGACCCCGGGATCAACTATGACCCCACGGCATTCAATCGAGAAGTCAAAGCGTGGACAGATCGGGAACTTGCAAGGCGGTCTAAAGCCGCTGCAACGGCAGCATCAGCACCAAACACTGAACTCCAAAAAGTAGTAGAAACGTACAACGCACGCGCGGCGAAATTCGCCGAGACGCACAAAGACTTCGTAACTGCGGTCTCTACCCTACCGACTTTTGGCCCCCTAGCTGCTCGCACAATGATTCTCTCTGAAGACGGCCCCGACCTCCTGTACTGGCTCGGTAGGCACAAGGTCGATGCAGTGCGCATCGCCAAGTTGCCTCCCGAGGATCAGCTACTCGAACTGGGCACGATCAGAGCAACCATCAAGCAAGGAAAACCCGTGATAGCCCCGAAGAACGCCACCCCTGCGTCGGACGCGTCTAAGACTCCGACGGTTAAGACAACGAAGTCCACATCCAACGCCCCTCCGCCGCCGACTCGCGTACCTGCTGGCAACCGCTCGCAGGCCAGAGACATTCAGGATCCAGGCCTGAGCATGGAAGATTTTGCGAGACGGCATTACGAGGGTCGCCAATCTCAGCGCGAAGCGTCGCGAAAGCTACGCGGGCTGAGATGACCTCTGTTTTGAAGGAAAAAAATGGCTAATTCACTCATCTCTGCTCAGTGGGTCGCACGTAAGGCGCTTGTCCTTATGCACTCCAAGAGCAACTTCACGGGACGTACAAACCGTGACTTCCAGAGCCTGCTGCCGGGACCGATCAATGGTGTCATCCTGGGCCAGCAGCTCTCGATCCGTCTGCCGTTCCAATACGTGGCCCGCACTGGCCCCGCGATGAACGCGCAGAACAGCGTGCAGCGTTTCGCAACGCTGAACGTCAACAATCAGGCCGGTGTCGACCTGAACTTCACGTCCGTCGAACGCGCGATGTTGGTCAACAACTTCGAAGAGCAGTTCCTCGAACCGGCAATCGCGAAGGTGGCTTCGGTCCTCGAAGTTGCCACGACCGCTGTTGTGAACAGCGTGCCGAAGTTTGTTGGCGCTTACAACACGACTGAGACCTTCAACCAGCTGCTCGCCAACGAGCGGTACTTGACGGAAACCCTTGCGCCGGAAGGCAGCAAGCGCACGTTCCATGCGACGCCGCAGGCCTCGCAGTATTTCGTGCAGGACAACAAGGGTCTGTTCAATCCCGAGAGCACGATCTCTGATCAGTGGCTTGAGGGCGTGATCTCCGACAAGGCGGCCGGGTACATCTGCTTCCGTAACACGAAGCTGCCGACCCACTTGATTGGTGCGATCACTGGCTCTACCCCGGTAGTGAACGGCGCGGGACAGTCGAACTCGGGCGCGGGTAACGCGTTTGTGTCGACCTTCACGCTGAACACCAACGGCTGGGGCTCGGGCACCACGACGCTGAACGCGGGCGACATTGTCTCGATTGCGGGTGTCAACGACGTTGACCCGGAATCGAAGATTTCGCTTGGCCGCTTGAAGCAGTTTGTGGTCACTCAGACCATCAGCGATACCGCTGGCGCGATCTCGGTCCCGCTGGCCCCCGGTATCATCACGGGCGGCGCTTACCAGAACGTGGACTCTGTCCCCGCCACTGGCGCAGCGATCCTCGTGTTCGGTCAGTCCGGCACCGCGGCCCTTGCCGCTGCGTCTGGTCAGCTGATCAAGCAGTCTCTCGGCTGGTACCGTGACGCGGTAGTGTTCGCCAACCCCCCGATGCTCGATCTTTCACCCCTGGTGAAGATGACGGCCGCGGAGAGTTTCGAAGGCTACAACATCCGGTTCGCCCAGCAGTGGGATCCCAGCAACGACGTGCTTCCGGCGCGTCTGGACGTGATCTACGGCTTCGTTTTGGCTTACCCTGAAATGGCTGTCCGTCTGATCGCAGTGCCGGCATAAGGAGAACTGAGAATGGCTAACATTCAAGTCGGATACGGGCACGGCGATGTCGTGGCTCTGCCGTTCGATTTCTATTCGAGCGTCGGTGGTGGCGCCCTGGTAACAGGTCAGACCATCAACATGCAGAGCGGCAAACTGGTGTTCCATCTCGCGGCGACTCTCGCCGCCGAGACGGTGAACCTTCCGCTCAATCCCCCGGATGGGGCGGACGCTGAGCTTTCAAACTCAGTGAGCACGTTCAACATCACCTCGCTCACAGTCGCCGCGAACACGGGCGACTCGATTGTCGGAACGGCGGCTGCGTCGCTGAACTCCGGCATCACGGTGCGCTACCGCTACTCGTTGCTTGGTGACATCACCAAGGGCGTGCAGCCGCGTACGTGGGTTCGAACGCTGTAAGCCTGAAGGGTTCGTGCGCTTGCCTCACCCAAGTGCACACTTCGTGAACGACCACGGTGCCGTAAGGCTAAAGGAAGTCGTGACAGCTCGGAGAGACGGCACATATTACAGAGGACGCTATGACGCAGACGATCACGCAAATCATCAATGAAGCCTTCACCAAGGTAGGCATTGTTGCGGACGGCAAAGCGCCCTCACCGACTCAAGCAGCCACGGGTCTGACGATACTCAACGACAACCTGCTCACGCAGCAGCGCGATGGGTGGCACTTGGGGTGGTACCCGCAGACCAACGCTGCCGCCATTGCGCCACTGCGCGATGAAGACATAGGCGACGTCAAGCTGTGCCTTACGGCGTGGCTTGCGATTCACTACGGCATCACTATCCCGGCTTCCTCGAATCCCTACGATCAGGACGACCAGATGTCACTGGCTGCGCAAATCAAATCCGCGTTCCGGCGCCTGTCAAAGCGCTCATTGTGGTCCGTTGACGCAGACTTCGGCGAGCTGTCGCGTGCGCAGGGCGGCCCGTGGGGCGGCCCGAACTGGATGTAGCGGGTGGGCAAGCAAGTATCAGAAGCGCTGCCTCTCGGCTCCTACACTGCGCTCGACCCGCGCGCGAGCGGCAAACGGTTGGTAGGATGCTTCTCGGAAGCCGCGGATCAGGATTCGGCAGCTGACGCGAAGTCAGAGGTTAACCCGGCATGGCTGCGGCGTATGGCCGGCATCCGCACGATCTGCACGGACGGTTCGAGCTTCCCGGTGCGCGGTTATTGGGAGATGGCCGGCGTGCAGTATTGCGTCATCGGACCCAACCTCTATCAGATGAGCGTCGACCCGGTGACCCAACAGGCTACGCTTACGCAGTTAAATGGATCGACGGCGATCACCGGCAACGGTTTTGTTCGCATGGCGGACAACAACGCGTGCATGGTGATCCTGCAGCCGGGTACGAACAATATGTGGACGTGGTCGCTGACGAGCGCGGCCAGCCCGTACGTTGGCACCTTCGCGGTGTTGACCGTGCCGGCCGGCTACCCGACGGTCACGATGAACCTCTGGTATCTGGATAACTTCATCGTGTTCCTGGGCGGCGGCGCGCAGACCAAGACCTTTTACAACGACCAGGGCTTCTCCGTCACGGGGTTTGCTCAGATCTCTTTCGCGACGAGCCCGGTGGCTTCGTTCACGCGTGAATTCGGCACCGACCCGTTTGTCGGCGGAGTCGTCGATCACCGGCAGCTGCTGCTGTTCGGAGTGCGCACGACGGAGGGCTACGTGACGGGGACGAACAATCCAACAGGTTCGCCGTTTGCCGCATCGCCCGACAGTTTCGCGGA